AGCGGTGCGCTGCCGCCACGCCGGTGCTGCAATGGGACAGCAATATGCGGGACTACATTGAGAGCGGAGACTGGCAATTTGACTCTAAAGGCTGCCTGAAAGCCCTTGGGATGCTGAACGGTATGCTGGAGCGCATAGAGCGCAGCGAGGACGCGGACGCCGCCGACGGCTACGAGACGATGCTTTCCGGCGGCGGCCGGGAATTTTGAGGAGGATGGACATGAAACGAGAGGAACTGCGGAAGCTGCGGCAATGGCAGGACAGGCTGGAGACGGCCAAGGAGGCCATACAGCCGGAGCTTGACCGGATGGGGAAGCGGGAGAGTATCTACGACGGCGATCCCACCATCTACCGGCCGGACGGTGCCAAAGCAGAAGCGGGCCGGGCCAGCCACGTGCGGAACGTGGCCTTTGAGCTGGTGGAGGCGCAGGTGGAGAGTGATATCCCCACCCCCAAGGTGACGGCCATCCGGCAGGAGGACGAGCATCTGGCGGACGTGGTGGAGAACCTGCTGCGGAACGTGATCGACAAGCTACCCTTTGAGCGGCTCAACGATGAGGGGGAGCGCATCAGCCCCGTGCAGGGCGGCCACGGATTGCTGGTGGACTGGCAGGACGGCATCAGCGGCAAGGACTGGATGGGCGACCTGCGGGTAACGATGATGCATCCCAGAGGGATCATCCCTCAGGCCAACGTCAGTCAGGTGGCGGATATGGACTGGATCTTTCTGGAATCGCCCGCCACCCGGCGGCAGATCAGAGATGCCTTCGGCGTGGCGCTGGAGGAGAACGAGAACGAATCCGACCCCGACGCCCGGCGGCTGGGGGACAGCCCCGACAACAGCGGCGAGATCGTGACGCTGGTGACGTGCTACTTCCGCAACGGCAAGGGCGGCATTGGCCGCTACCGCTGGGTGAACGACACGGTGGTGGAGGATCTGGAGGACTATCAGGTGCGGCGGGTGCAGAAATGCGCCGCCTGCGGCGAGGTGGGAGACGGCCACCGCTGCCGATACTGCCAGAGCACCAAGTTTACCGTGGAGGTGGAGGAGTACGAGGAGCTGACAGAGGATATCGTCACGCAGAATGGCACCACCATCCCCGCCATGACGGAGCAGCGGGACGAATTCGGCCAGCCCGCGCTGGAGCCGCTGACGGACGGTGCGGGAGTGCTGCCGCAGCTGCGAGCCGTGAACGGCCCGGCGGCGGTGCGGTACATGCCGGTAATGGTTCCCACCCGCATTCCCTACTACAAACCGGATGTGTATCCCATCGTGGTGCGGAAGAATGTCAGCAAATTCGGGCGATTTCTGGGCGGAAGCGACATTGACGCCATCGCCGACCAGCAGAACACCATGAACCAGCTGTCCACCAAGATCAAGACCAAGGTACTGGGCGGCGGCAGCTTCACCACACTGCCCAGGGACGGGGTGTCGATCGTGAACGATCAGGACAACCGGATCGTGCGGGTGGACAGCCCCAACAAGATGCAGATGATCCACACGTTCAACACGCAGGTGGATATCAACATGGATCTGGCGCTTCGGGCACAGGTCTATGAGGAGGCCCGGCAGACCATCGGCATCACCGACAGCCTGCAGGGCCGGAAGGATCCCACCGCCACCAGCGCCGTGGCCAAGGAGTTCAGCGCCCAGCAGGCGGCGGGCCGCCTGGAGAGCAAGCGAGTGATGAAGCGGGCCATGTATCAGGACTTGTTCGAGGTGATCTTCAAGTTTTTTCTGGCCTACTGTGAGGAACCGAGGTGGCTCCATAAGTCCAACGAGAACGGGGAGACGGAATATCTGGTATTCGACCGCCACGATTTTCTGTATCAGGATGAAGCAGGGGAGTGGCAGTATAACACCGATTTTCTATTCAGCTGCGACAGCGCCGCGCCGCTGGCCACCGACCGGCAGGCTCTGTGGAAGGAAGCGCGGATGAACTTCCAGCAGGGCGCCATGGGGCCGGTGAACGAGGTGACATCCCTGCTGCGGTTCTGGACGCAGATGGAGAAGCTTCGCTATCCGCTGGCGGCGGACATGCGCCGCAGCTTCGAGGAGGAGCTGGAACGCCAGCAGCAGGCCGCCGCCCAACAGCAGCAAGCCATGGCCGAAGCGCCGGTGCAGGCGGGCGGCATGGGTATGAACGCGGCGCCTGCTATGGACGCCGCCATGATGGAAGGGGGCGGCATGGTATGACCTGCCCGGAATGCGGACTGGAAATGATGATCTATCAGGTGGTCACCGGGCCTGACGGCACCGAAAGCGTGGAGTACGTCTGCCGTAATAAGCGCTGCGGTCGCTATGACCGGCGGTTGACAAGGGCTAAAGAGGCGGAGGTGCCGGAGGATACCGAAAAATAACACGCGGCTTCGCGGCTGCGCCGGGGGAGCGATCCGAGCGCCGCCTGTGGCGGATACAGCGAGGTGAGCGAGTGGCAGCGGTCAAAATTTCAAGCGTCCGCCGCAAGGCAGCGCGGAAATTTTGGGCACCGCAACAGGGCGACCGGCCTTTCGCTGGAGCATCCGCTACAAGGGCCAGGCAAAGAATCTTCACATAGACCAGTTTCGCGGCTGCGCCGGGCGGGTTTGCACTCCCCGCTCCGGATATCCTCCTCTTTTCTTTCATGCCGGGCATCCCGAACGCAAGTCGGGTGTCCGGCGGAGCCGCGAAGCCTCTACACATGACATTCATTCGCTTGGGGACAGCGGGAAAAACCCTAATACCCACGAAAGGAGGAAGGACACATGAAGAAAAACACATGCGGCTATGCCGGCAAGATCGCCAACGTGGGCAGCCAGCGGGTGGAAGCACCCTGCGCCAAGGCTGCGCCCGCCCCCAAGGGCAACGTGCGCTACAGCGGCAACGACCTGCGTACCGGCACCAGCGGCGGCACCGCCAAGAAGAACAAGTAAGGCCGCCTGATTCGCAGATTTAAGGCCGCTTACGCGCATATTTTCCGGAAAAACGGATGTTAACCGGAAAAAGCGGAACACTTACCGGCACGGCCGGAACATTTCGCTTGGCCCCGGCGGAAAAGGGGCGCTTTCGCACCGAGAGCGGAAACATGGAGGAACACATGAGTTTGACACAGGAAGAATTCGCCCGCGCCTTTGGCGTGGAGGACGATATGCCCGCAGCGGACGCAGACACCGACACCGGAAACACCGGCACAGAGCAGAACGTGCAGGAGCCGGAGAGTGCTCCCGCACCCGATGGAAACGGTGCAGGCGGCGCGGAGAGCGATCCCGCCCCGGCGGAAGATACCGTGCAGGAGCAGGACGCGGAGACACGCCGCCGTCAGGCCTACGGCCGGAGGCAGCGGGAAAGGGAAGCCCAGCAGCAGGCGGCGGAGGCCGCCGCGCAGGCCCGTGTGGATCGTATCTACGCGGACATGTTCCACGGCCAGAACAACCCCTACACCGGACAGCCGATCCGCAGCGAAGCAGACTACCGGGCCTATCAGGAGGCTGACCGGCAGGCCCGGCGCACGGCGCAGCTGCAAAGCGCCGGCATTGACCCGGAAACCGTGCGCGGCATGGTGGACGAAGCGGTACGCCCCCTGCGGCAGCAGGTGCAGCGGCAGGAGCTTGCCTCCATCCGGGAACAGGCAAAGGCCGTAAACGACCGGGCGCAGGAGACTATCCGGCAGGGTGTGGAGACTATCCGGCAGCTGTACGGCGCGGAGGTGGGCAGTCTGGAGGACATTGCCGCCATGCCCACAGGGCCACAGTTCAACGCCTACGTCCAGAAGGGACTGAGCATCGAGGAGGCCTATTATCTGGCCAACCGGAAGGATATCGACACCCGGCGGCTGGGCGCGGCCCGTCAGGCGGGGATCAACCGGGCCAGTGGCAAGGGCCATCTGGCGGGAATGCCCGCTGCGGCAGGGGAGAGCCCCTATCAGCCCACAGAGGCGGAGAAGGAGGCATATCGGGCCTTTATGCCGGACGCCACCGACGCGGAGATCGCCAAAGCCTACGGGGCGTATCGAAAGTAATGACAAAAGTAATGACTTTTGGCCTTGTCATTCCGAGCCAGTGCGCACACTGGCGTGGGAATCTATGTTCAGGTGGGAACGGATTGCCGCGTCGGCCTTGCGGTCTCCTCGCAATGACAGGAACGATTTGAAAGGAGCTGAAAAGCAGCATGTTTGCATTGAGCAGAATGAAGGTGGGTATGACGCCCCCGATCGAGTATAAGACCGCCACTGACAGCGAGACCTACACCGTTGGCGAGGCGCTGAAGGTGGCCAGCGGCGCGGTGACGAAATGTACCGGCGCGACAAAGCCCGCCTATGTGTGCGTGGGCCCCGTCAACGCCATGGGCGAGGTGCCCTGCGTGGCGGTGCAGGACTACATGGAGTTCGAAACCACACTGGGCGTGGCCCCGGCGGAGAGTGCCACGGTCAGCGTCGGTAACAAGCTGACCATCCACACGGACGGCGCGTCCGTCACCGCCACTACCACCAACGGCGTGGCCGAGGTGCTGGCCATCGACGGCCAGACCGTGGGCAGCCGCGTTGTGGTGCGATTCTAAGAAAGGAGAACATGAGACATGAGTGGTTATTGTACCGTATCCATCGGCAGCGGGCTGGTGGATTCTATCTATGGCAACTGCCAGGTGCCCCTGAAAAGCTATCTGGAGAAGCGGGGCGAGGCCTTTGAGCGGGAGAGCCTGCTGAAGTACCTGTTCCGCATGGAGACCAGCCGCCATTGGGCCGAGCGCTACAGCGCGGAGACGGCCATGGACAGCTTTGTTCCCGTGGGGGAAGGCGGCGACTACCCCAAGACCGGATTCCAGGAGTCCTATAAGAAGGACATTGAGAACATGACCTTCAAGAACTCCTTCGCTGTGACCCGTGAGCTGATGGAGGACGCCATGATCGGCACCATGAAGCAGCGGGCCAATCAGCTGATCACCAGCTATGGCAGAACCCGTGAGCTGTTTGGCCGGGCGCTGTACGCCGGCGGCCTGTACGGCACCACCGTTGCCTATGGCGGCAAGAGCTTCCAGTGCGGCAGCGCCGACGGCCTGAACCTGTTCCACAAGGAGCACGTGAACAAGGTGAACGGCGCGAAGCAGTGCAATCTCTATAAGGGCGCTTTCAGTGCCACGGTGCTGGGCAAGATGGAGACCGAGATGCAGAACCGCACCGGCGACAACGGCGAGCTGCTGGCGGTGGCCCCCGACACCATCTGGATCCCCAACGACGCGGCACTGAAGGACAAGGTGTTCAGCGCTATCGGCGCGGACAAGGAGCCGACATCGGCCAACAACGCCTACAACTACCAGTTTGGCCGGTGGAACGTGATCGTGGATCCGTATATGACCAAGGCGCTGAAGGATCTGGGCAAGACGGACGTACCGTTCTTCCTGCTGGACAGCCATTTTATCCAGATGGCGGACGCCGCTATCTTCCAGGATCGTGTGAAGCTGGAGGTGCGCTCCGTTCTGGACGAAAACAACGACAACAACGTGTGGAAGGGCTTCAGCCGCTTCGGCGCGGGCTTCGTGGACTGGCGGTTCATCAGCGCGGGTAACATGAGCACCGGCACCGATCTGACCTAAGCTGAGTACATAGCGCGGAAAAAGGCCCGGTTTTCATGACCGGGCCTTTTTTGAAGAACGGAAGGGAGGAACGCCTATGACTTGGGGCGATGTAAAGCTGATCGCCTTGCAAACCATGTTCTCCAACGAGGGTGCGGTCATCACGGTGGACGACATCAATCAGGAGTACATCAACGCCATGCCCGGCAAGGCCAACGAGGCCATGCAGCAGATCACGGCGGTGGGGCGGCCCATCTTGAAGGACTGGCACATCAAAATCGCCGACGGCGCCGACGAAACGGTGGAGACAGACAAGCTGACGCTGCCGGCGGTGGAAAAGCGCTACAAGATCAGCCTGAGCTTCTATCTGCCCCGGTTCCGGTGCATCGACCGGGGCACGGTGATGCTGGACGACGGCAACATCTACGATGTGGCAGAGGACTGGAGCATCGAGGGGGATGACGTGCTGGTGATCCCCGGCAATGTGACGGGGGAGTACACCGTATGGTATCGGGCCTATCCCCAGACCATCACCACCCAGACACCGGACGAGGAGACCATCGACATGCCGCCCGACGCGGCGGCGCTGATCCCCCTGTACATCGCGGCAGAGCTCTATAAGGAGGATGAACTGGCCATGGCAACGGTGCTGCGCAACGAGTATGAGGACGGCTTGCAGAAATTGCAGGCGGCATGGCAGGCGGGCACGGTGGGTCTGCGGGCCGAACCGGCCCGGTATACGACGGGGTGGTGTTAAGCAATGGCGCAATTCAATGTACCCAGCGAGACCGCCCGCAACAGCCTCGTGGTGGAGACGTTCCGGGGCGTGGATCTGAACAACAGCCCCAGCAACGTGGACAAGTCCCGCTCTCCGGCGGCGCCCAACATGATCCGGGATCAGGTGGGCAAGGTGCGCAAGCGAATGGGATATACCACCAAGCTGACGGCCCCGGAGGGCGCTGCCATCAACGGGGTGCATCATCTGCTGGAGGAGACGTTGATCCACGCGGGAGTAAAGCTCTACCGGCTGGTGAAGGCCACGGACGGGACGTGGAGCCTGGCAGAGATCGGAGCCATGGCCAACGCCCGGAGCCGCAGCTTCGTGTTCGACCAGAAGCTGTACCTGCTGGATGGCGCCACCTATCAGGTATATGACGGCGAAACACTGTCGGCGGTGGCTGACAACGCCACGGTGCCCACCATCATCATTTCCCGGCGGCCTACCGGCGGCGGGCAGGTATACGAGGGACTGAATCTGCTGGGGAAGAAATGGACGGAAAGCTTTCTGGGAACGGCGGACGCCACGGAGTACCAGCTGACCACCAAGGAACTGAGCGACGATCCCGTGACGGCAAAGGTGCTGGACGCGGAGGGTAACTGGGTGGACAAGGTGGAGAACACCGACTTCACCGTTGACCGGGAAAAGGGGATCGTGACCTTTACCACCGCGCCGGGTGAAAGTCCCGTCAAGGGACAGGACAATGTGCAGATCACCGCCAGCAAGGTGCGGGAGGACTATCTGGATGCCATCAACAAATGCACCATCGCGGCGGTATATGGCGTAGGCGGCAGCACCGACCGGGTGTTCCTCAGCGGCAACGCAGCCAAGCCGGGCATCGACTGGTACAGCAACTTCGAGGATCCCGCCTTTTTCCCGGACACCAGCTATACCAAGCTGGTGCGGGACGGCGGCGAAGTGACAGGCTATGCCGTTCTGAGCAACACGCTGGCGGCTTTCATCAACGGAGCCAGCGACGAACGAAATGTGGTGGTGCGGGGCGGTACTCTGGATGAGGACGGCGACGCCCTGTTCCGGGTCAGCAATACCATGATCGGACAGGATGCCGTGGCGCCGGATACCTTCTGCCGCACCGATAAGGAGCCGCTGTTTCTTACGGAGCGGGGTGTGTTCGCTATCACGGCGGAGGAGCTGACCGGCGAGAAATACAGCCAGGAGCGCAGCTACTACATCGGCAGCGCCCTGCGTGCAGCGGCAGGAAAGCGGGAAGCGTCCGCCTGTATCTACGGTGATTTCTACGCGCTGGCGCTGGGTGGCACCATCTACCTGCTGGACTTGCAGCAAAAGACCTATGAGCGTAACAGTCCCTACAGCAGCTATCAATACGAATGCTATTACTGGCCGGGGATTCCGGCTACGGTGCTGTTTTTGGACGGCGACGCCTTGTGCTTTGGAACGGCGGACGGGAGACTGTGCCGCTTCGGCACCAATGTGGACGATGTGACCGGCTACAACGACAACGGAGAGGCCATTGACGCCTACTGGGAGACCAGCGATTTTGACGGGAAGATCTTCTTCCACGTCAAGACCTTCACCGGCGTGGCGGTACGGCTGGCAGCGGCGATCAACACCGGCGTGGCGGTCTACGCACAGGTGCGGGGCGTCTGGAAACAGGTGTTCTCCAGCGGGACAAAAGCCCGGTATTTCGATGGGAGCTTCCGCTATATCGATTTCAGCAAATTCACATTTTCCACAGACCGGACGCCCCGGACGCTGTTCGGAAAAATCAAGATCAAGAAAGCGGACAAGGTGCGTTTCCGGCTGCAAAACAACGTACTGAACGAGCCCTTCGGACTGTACGCCTTCGGCTTGCAGTTCAAGGAGCCGGGCGGCAACTATAAGAGATAGCGAGGTGAGAAACCTATGGCGATCACAGATCACAAACTGAAAGACAGCGACATTGCGTCGAAGGGTGTAGTGGCCGCACCGACGATCCTGAACGGGACGCCGGAGGAGAACAAGAAGGTATTCGACCGGCTAATCCGAGAAGCGTTTCAGGGCGAGTATAACAGCCTGATCGACGCACTGGTGGCGCTGGGGGTCGAGCGATTGATCCAATATGGCAGTGAAAGCATGAAGCACATCCGTTTGAATGCGGACAAGCACATCGAGGTTTCAGCGGATGGCGTGAGCTGGGAGGAGGTCGCCTCCTCCGGTCATCTGATCTACAGCATGGACGGAAGTTTGCTGCCGCAGCGCAGCAGACTGAAATTTGACAACTGCGAAGTGTCGAATGACGAGACCTATACCATCGTACACGGCGTGAAGGGTGAGAAAGGCGATACGGGAGCTACCGGCGCCCAAGGCCCGCAGGGAGTTCAGGGGCAAAAGGGCGACACAGGCTATGCGATCATCCCTGAGGTGGATCAGGATACAGGTCTGATGAGCTTCCGGATAGGCGCCAGCGGCGCGGTTCCTGCGCCCGTCTACGTGCGCGGCCCGCAGGGGCCACAGGGTGTACAGGGCGCACAGGGTGCTCAGGGCGTGCAGGGCTTGCAGGGACTCAAGGGCGATCAGGGGCCGCAGGGAATACGCGGCCCACAAGGCCCGGAGGGCCCGCAGGGCTTGCAGGGCAGGCAAGGGCCAGCCGGTGTAATGGGGCCGCAGGGCCCACGCGGCGAAAAGGGCGAGACAGGCGCGGCGGGCACGGCAGGCGCGAAAGGTGAAAAAGGCGAGGCAGGAGTGCAAGGCCCGCAGGGGATTCAGGGTCCGGCGGGCAAGCAGGGCATTCAGGGGCCGACAGGGGCACAGGGGCCGCAGGGGATTCAAGGCCCCAAGGGCGACAAGGGTGATGACGGCCGCTCTCTTGAGATCAGCGACGTATACCCCACGCTGGCGGCACTGAGAACGGCATTTCCCAACGGAGCCGATGGCGCCTATCAGGTCAGTGCCAATGGCGAGATCTATATCTGGTCGGAGTCCAACGAGGATTGGGTCAGCATCGGCGCATTGCAGGGCCCGCAGGGGCCGCAGGGCGTACAAGGCATTCAAGGCCCCCAAGGCCCGCAGGGTGAGACCGGAGAACAGGGGCCGCAAGGCTTACAGGGCCCACAGGGGCCAAAGGGTGACACCGGCGAGACGGGGGCGCAAGGCCCCAAGGGAGAACGAGGTGACACCGGCGCGACAGGCCCCCAAGGTGAGACTGGCCCACAGGGAGAGCAGGGCCCGCAGGGAATCCAAGGCCCCAAGGGTGAAAAAGGTGATACAGGGGAAACCGGGCCGCAAGGCGAGGTAGGCCCGCAGGGCCCGAAAGGGGAAAAGGGCAACACCGGAGCCACTGGCCCCAAAGGTGACACTGGGCCGCAAGGCCCCACCGGCCCCCAAGGCCCCAAGGGCGACGGGGTGGAGGTGTCCGGCAGCAAGGGTCAGTATCTGGGCTTCACCGATACCGACACGCTGGGCGCGGTGAGCCTGCCCAGCGCCAGCACCGGCAGCAAGGGCATCACTTATCTGGTGGACAGCTACGAGCGCACCGACACCGACAAGGCCGTCACCCCCAAGGCGCTGAACAGCGTGTACAAGCTGGTGGAGGACAAGGCCGACAAGTCTGTGTCAAAAGCCGCCACGCTGACGGCGGCGGGGTGGAGCAATGGCGTGCAGACGCTGGCCGTCTCTGGCGTGACAGCATCGGCCAACGGCAGCCTGCGCATCGCCCAGAGTGCCACCGACGAGCAGTTCGCCGCGTGGGGCGCGGCGCAGCCCCGTGTGACGGCACAGGCGGCGGGTTCGCTGACAGTCAAGGCGGCGGGCACCGTGCCCACGATTGATATTCCTGTGGAGGTGATGATGGTATGATTCAGGTAGAAGGTATTTTTTCCGGCGGCAGCGCCATTTCCGCGCCCATCATCGGCGAGGACTTCAACTGGTCGGGCGGCGACGGCACATATCAGGTGCTGGACGACGGCGGCGGCAACTGGCGCATCAAGTTTCTGTCCAGTGGCACGTTCACGCCATTAAAAGACATGGTGATTGATGCATTTCTGTTAGGTGCCGGTGGTGGTAGTGGCAGTGATTACTGCGGTGCTGGTGGCGCAGGCTACACCACCACAGTACGGTCTGTGGTGCTGGCGGCCAATACCGCCTATCCCCTCGTGATAGGTGCGGCGGGCACAAATGGTAACTACAGCGGCACTGCCGCCACAAAGGGTGGCACAACGTCGGCGTTCGCCGCAGTAGCAAATGGCGGCGAACGTTCAGTTAAGGGGAGCAAAACCTCTGTAAAGAACGGTGCCAATGGTGGCTCCGGTGGTGCTGGTTATGCTGCCAGTGGTGGTGGCATAGATGGTGGTGACGGAGCAAATGGTTCCGGCTCCCTCAGCAGCAATGGCGGCAAGGGTCAGGGTACTACCACCCGCGAATTCGGTGAAGCAGACGGCACGCTGTACGCTTCCGGCGGCGGCCGCAACCTGACCGCCACCGTACCTAACTCTGGTAACGGCGGCCTCTTTAGTATGACGCATCCGATTCATCCTGCCGACGGCATCGTGGTCATCCGGCAGCACAAGGAGGTGGTGGCATGAGATACGCGATCGTGACAGGTGGCGCGGTGACCAACGTCATCGCCCTGCGGGAGATCAACGCCGGGGATTTCCCCGGTGCAGTAGCGCTCCATGACCGCCCGGTGGGTATTGGAGATACGTACAGCGACGGCAAGTTCTACCGGGACGGCGAAGAAGTCCTGACCGCCCAGGAAGAAATTGAGCAGTATAAGGCGGCTTTGCAAACGTTAGGGGTGGTGACAGATGAGGACTGACATCATGGCGCAGGCCCGGGCCATTCGGGCCAGTATGGACGCGGCAGCGGCTACCCTGACCGATGAGCAGGCGGTAAAAGCGCCGATGATCTATCGCCCGTGGAGCAGTGATAGCGTGGCCTATGCGGTAGGTGACAGATGCTTGTACGGCGGCGTGTTATACAAGTGCTTGCAAGGACACACCTCGCAGGGAACGTGGACGCCAGAGGACGCTGTCAGCCTGTGGGCAAAGATACTAATTCCTGATCCAACCGTAATCCCCGAGTGGCAACAGCCTGAGAGCACCAATCCCTATATGAAGGGCGACAAGGTGACACACGGCGGCAAAACATGGCGCAGCACCTGTGACAACAACGTGTGGGAGCCGGGTGTATATGGATGGGAGGAGGTCACATGACGGAAGCCATCATTGTGGCGCTGCTGGGTCTTGCGGGGACGCTGGCGGGAAGCTATCTGGCCAACCGGAAAAGCACCGCCCTGATCGCCTACCGCCTTGAGCAGCTGGAGCAGAAGGTCAGCAAGCACAACAACCTGGTGGAGCGCACCTATAAGCTGGAGGAGCATCTGGCCGTGGTAGGCGAGAGCATCAAGGTAGCCAATCACCGCATTGCGGATTTGGAAAGAGACGTACATAACATCATCGGACAGGGCTAAAGGCCCGGAAAGGACAACCATCATGAACGAGACTATCAATACCATCGGCGTGGCCACTGTGGCCGCTATCATCGTGATCTGCTATCTGATCGGCATGATCGTGAAAGCAAGTCCTCTTCAGGACAAGTGGATCCCCATCGTCTGCGGCGTGTGCGGCGGCGCCATCGGCGCGCTGGCGCTGCTGTTCGGTATGCCGGAGTTCCCGGCGCAGGACTATTTCACCGCCGTGGCGGTGGGCATCATGTCCGGCCTGACGGCCACCGGCGTGAACCAGATCGGCAAGCAGCTGGCCAAGAACGATACCGCAGAAAAGTAAACATACAGGAAAAGGCCCCGGCCACCCGATGTGGGGCCGGGGCCGCTATGCTTAGGATGAAAGGAGACCAGAAAAATGGCACTGAGTTCACAACAAATCAAGGATATGCAGAGCTGGTACGGCACCAAGGCTGACGGTATCTGGGGCAGTAAATCCACAACGGCGGCGGGGGGACGGGACGCCGGAGCCGCTTACAGCTTGTACAGCAGCAACAAGGGACGCTACAGCAGCTACACGGATTATATGTCCTATGGCGGCGGGCGGAATGATACACAGGGCAGCGGCACCAACTACAACAATGGCAGTCTGACGGCAAGCCAAATCAAGGAGATGCAAGATTATTACGGCGTGACGGCAGACGGTATGTGGGGCAAAAACTCCACTGCCGCAGCTGGTGGACTGAGCGCGGCGGATGCTTGGACAAAGTATCTGGAAGCTATGGGAAAAGGCGGTTACAGTGATTATACGCCCTCCAGTGGCACCAACTACAACAACGGCAGTCTGACGGCAAGCCAGATCAAGGAGATGCAAGATTATTACGGCGTAACGGCAGACGGTATGTGGGGCAAAAACTCCACTGCCGCAGCTGGTGGACTGAGCGCGGCGGACGCATGGACAAAATATCAGGGGGCCATAGGGCAAGGCGGCTATGATGACTACTACGGTTCCGGTGGGACGGATTACTCCGGACTCATGAGCTATAGCGAATACCTGAAGCGGGTGGGCGGAGACGACTATCAGGCGGCGGTGCAGAAAGCCATTGAGGCGCAGGTGCAGGCCGCCACCGACCAATACAACAGCCAGATTGAGAATGCCGGCAAGGACTATGAGGAAAACGCCCGGCGGGCCTACATCAACAAGATGATGAGCCAGCGGAACATGGATCAGGAGCTGGCGGCCAACGGCGTGTACGGCGGCATGGCGGACAGCCAGCGCATTGCCAGCGAGACCAACTACGAAAACGATCTGACCGGCCTGACCAACCAGTACCAGAGCACCATCTCCGACTTGCAGCAGGCCATCACCAGCGCAAAGCTGGCGGGTGATGCTCAGGCGGCGGAGGCTATGGCAAACTATCTCAGCCAGATTCAGGCACAGTATGCCAATTACCTCCAGAACGAGCGCAGCATTCAGGCGGAGATCGATATGTTCAACCGCCAGCTGGCCGCCCAGCAAGCGCAGCAGGCGAAGGCAGCAGCCTATTCCAGCGGAGGCAGCTCCGGCGGGAGCGGGTACAGCTCAGAAACCGCCGATCTGCAGAAGCAGCTGAACGCCATGGGGGCTAATTTGACGGTCGACGGCGTATGGGGCCCGCAGACACAAGCGGCGTATGACCGTTATATGAACGGCGGTGATACCAGCGGCTATACCCTGACGAACCGTAACGGAAACGGCTGGATCGCCCTTGACGGCGGAGGTCGCTATTCCTACAGTGAGCTCCAGAAAATGCTTGACAACGGTCAGGTGAAGGAGGTTGTAAACGACAGGGACAGAACCGTATCGTATGTGCGCGTGAGATAACACAGGAGGGGAGATCACCATGGGATACCGTTTTCTGGATGATTACGATCCGCGCAAGGAGCAGAAGAAAAAGCAGCAGCAAAAGGGGACGCAGAAAGCGCCCCCTTCCGGAAACCCATTGAATCCTGCCGCGCAGAACAATAAGAATAACAAAACAAACACGCCGGCAGCAACGCAGCCGCGTACCTCAAAGGGCACCGCGCTGGGCGGCAGCAGCGTGACCCCGGTACAGCTGCCTGTGCAGCAGATAACAGTGCCGAAGCTGACAAAGTCCGCCACCCCGATGCAGACACAGACACCGCAGGCGCTGACATTGAAGCTGCCCAACATTCAGGCCTTCGGTGCGGGGGACTACAGTAAAGCCGGAAAGGCCATGGATCGGATCGCAAAAACGGTACAAGCAGGCGCCGCACAGACCGCCAGCGGCTTTGCGGAAATCGCCGGACAGTTCCGACCGACAACAGGGCAGCAGAGCATGGGGCAGTTCTCCGGCTTTGGCGATCTGGGCCGCGCCGTGCGGGAAAACCGTGAAAAGGGAACGGATATCAACACCAGCATTCTTTTGCAGGAGCGGCAGCGAAGGGTTCAGCAAAAGCAGAGCCAGCAGAAAATATTTGACGCCGCCACCAGCCTGACGGAGAGAGGGCAACAGTACACGCAGGAAGCCAAGCAGGGGTTGGGAACGGTGGGCCAGTTTCTGGTGGACATGGGCGTGACCGGTACGCAGATGGCCGGGGACGCGCTGGCCAACCTGATCCTGCCCGGCAGCGGCCTTGTCATGATGGGCATGCGCAGCTATGGACAGGCGGCGGGCGAGGCCCGACGGGAAGGTAAGAGCGAAGGCCAGCAGTTTCTTGCCGGCCTGAAAAGCGCCGGCATTGAGGTTTTCACGGAAAAGATGTTCGGCGCATTCTCCAAAATCTACGGCGGCGCGGCAGCGGATGAACTGGTGCAAAAGCTAGTGGGCAAGCTAACGGAGAACGCAACAGGGCAAGCGCTGCTGACATGGATCGTCAACGCAGTAGGTGAAGGTGTGGAGGAAGTGACCAGTGACCTGCTGAATCCGTTGGCTGACCGTCTGCTGCGGCTGGATGACGGGAAAGGCCCCGTCTGGTCTACAGATGATCTGGCCCAATGGGGCTATGATTTTCTGCTGGGCACAGCCATGGGTATGTTCGGCGGCGGCCAGCAGCTGGTGCGGGGCGTACAGCAGGGCCAGGCGCAGACGGCGGAGAATAATTATTACGCCGATCTGAGGCGCAACGGTCTTGGCAGCGCGAACAGAGCAGCCAACGCCCAGCGGGCCAGCGACGCCATGGGGCGGATCATGCCCACGCGGGACGGACTGCGTATGCCGCGGCTGGTCGATGAACAGGGCCGCACCTATGAGGAGCGGACAACATGGCAGCAGATTCCAGAGGCCCGTCGGGCTGAATTTGACGAGGCGCAGCGCATTGCTCGGCGGTTCGGGGCACGGGTGGTGGTCAGCCAGCAGGAGGGCGTCAACGGCTCTTACCATGACGGCGTGATCTCACTGAATCCCAATGCCGCCAATCCGGTGCGGCAGACGCTGATCCACGAGCTGACCCACCACATGGAGAGCAGCGGCCGGTACAGTGAGTTTCGGGAAACGGCACTGCGATATGTGGCGGAGAACATGGGCGCGGATGTGGACAGCGTGCGGCAGGCTCTCATGGCCGACTACGCCCAAAACGGCGTGACGCTGGACGAGGACGGGGCCACCCGCGAGATCGTGGCCAAGTTTGCAGAGGAAAAGCTGTTCACCGACGAGGCTACCGTCCGGCGGCTGCTGGCAGAGGACAGGAACCTGTTCCAGAGGATCTATGACTGGATCCGCGATATGGCGGGCAGGCTGACCGGCACCAGCGAGGAAAGCTTCCTACGTGACGCGGAGAGGCTTTATGCCAAGGCTCTGCGGGAGACGAGGGTGGAAACCGGGCGTGGGACACAGATGCTGTTTGCCGGAAAAAACGCCAGAACAGCGAACATGCAGACGCTGAACCGCGCCAGAGCGCTTGAAGCCAGTGGCGTAAAAGCAAAGGATATTCTAAGGGAAACCGGCTGGTTCCGAGGCATGGATGGCAAGTGGCGCTTCGAGATCGATGACAGCGCTATGGAATACCGCGCTAACGGTGATGCACGGTTGCTGGAGGAAGGTGGATACCGGCGGCTGAACGAACTGACGGAAAAGTGGGTGCGAAACGCCGAGGGGCGGGGCGATCCGCTGACTGCGGATGAGCAGGCAGAAAGCGAACAGCTGGAGAGTGAATACTTTGACCGCGCATGGGCAGAGAAGTACGAACTGGCCGACTTCCTGCGCCACAGCGGCCTGTTTGAGGCATACCCGAAGTTGCGGCACACATCGCTTGTATTCGAAAGAACCGATCCGGGCATCAACGGCTATTACAATGCCGGAACGGACACTATTGTCTTGAATGACAAGCTGCGCGGGGCACCGGAGAGCACGCTGGTGCATGAGATACAGCACGTCATCCAGAGAGCGGAAGGGTTTGCGCGTGGTAGCACGCCGGAATACTGGGCGGCAAGGGACTATGAAACCGGAGAAATTACACGATCTTTGGATCGTGACTACGATCAGGTTCTGCGCAGTCTGGACAGTGAAACACGCAACAAATATTTGCGATATCAAGAGCTCAACCGTGCTATGGAGAATCTGGAGAATGCAGAGGAAGGCACGCCAGCGGCAGAAAAATACGTTCAGCTTGAAAGGATCTCTGACCAGCTTTACACGGAGCTGTGGGGCACCCCTGAATTTAACAGGCTGCTGGACTTGAAAAGGCAGATCGACACGCCAAGAGAGGTATATGATCGGTTCTATCGCAACACGGCGGGTGAAATCGAGGCGCGGGACGCGGCTGCCCGGCGTGGCTACAACACGGAACAGCGCCGCTTGCGCATGCCGCAGCTGGACGATGCCAACACGGTGTTTGCGGATGACGGCGTGGGATATTTTTCCATGAGCACCGAGGAGCAAGCTGGAATCCGAGAACAACTGCGAAAAAACAGCGATAGGCTTAATGCAATGGATGTTGTTGGCCGCGTTAATACCAGCGCATATGTGGGACTTGACACAGGAAAAGCCAGAACAAAGCTGGTGGAAAAGCTGGGGCGGCGCGGGTATACCGTGAACCGACCGGGACTTGGAGAGGTTCAGTTCAGCGAAAAAGAAATCAATAACAGCCTGAATTATAAAGAAAAAAATCCGGCGGCGGAGGACGCACGACGGACTGGTTTCTTGGTATTGAGGGATGTGTTGAAGCGTGGTATAGAAATTGATGGACACGATGGGCACAAAGGACGCAACTATGACACTGTGACCATTGCGGCCCCTGTGGAGATCAACGGAAAACGTGGGAATATGGCGGTTGTGGTCAAGAAAACAAAAGGCAATCGCTACAAGGTGCATCGGATACTTACGCCTGCGGGAGAAACATTCATTCTCCCGGAAATGGCTAACGCAGAGGTGAATACCGTCGGGGCTGTCACCAACAATAGCCAATTGTTGAGAGGGAGCGCACCGGCCATCAACTCTGCGTCTGAATTTAGTATACCCAATAATGGCGGAAATGTCAACACAGAACAGTATTCCACCGGGCGAGGGCTGGATGATCTGGCCGGAAGCAGCGACTATTTGGACGCGCTGGCGCGGGACGAAAACATGTTCACCTCAGACGCCTATACCCTTGCGGATCGCCTGTATGACCTCCAGCTGCGGCGGGCCCAGCAGCAGGAAGCACCGCCCGAACGTCCGGCGGAACAGGTGGCACAGGAGGATCTGGACGAAATTGCAGAGTTGTTTACCGATCAGGGAAGCGTTTTCGCCAGCAGGGAAGATCGCATCCGGGATACGGAGAACATGGTATCGGATCACACCATTGCGGTGGAAAAGTCCGGACGTGAAAAAGCTTCGGAAGCATGGAGTTATTTCTACCGGAAGATGGTAGACGCCGGTCACAGCGTGAGCAAATTCGCCCAAGCGGTAAATGATCCCTATCTCTATCAAATCTACAATCAGGCAAGGGCCTCCAGTTCAGCGGGCGTCAGCATGATTACGGACGCCCAGACCAACGTGAATGCCCAAAAGGTGGGTGAGAGCCTGAACGGCATATTCTCTCCCATCCGGGCCAAGGGCGAGGATTATTACCGTGCATTCCAGATGTACCTGTTCGACCTTCACAACATCGACCGCATGAGCCTGTCGCAGAACAAGGAGGCGGCAATGCTGGAGGCAACGGCGGCGCTGAACCAGTTCGACGCCGATCACCCGGAGCTGCGTACCAATACGGAAGCGCAGCTGGCCCGGATGACCGAGAGTCTTGATCCCGATGTGGCGGAGCTGGCACGTGAGAAAATGCGGCTGCTGCGCAATGTCAACCGCGCAGACGCCATCAAGGACAAGCCGGTATTTTCCTTCGACGTCACAGCGGATGTGAGTGAGGAGCGGGCACGGCGTGCCTTGCAGGAGCACCCGGAGTTCGAGCAGTACCGCCAGCAGGTGAGGGGGTACATCGACAATCTGATGCAGTATCGGGTGGACAGCGGACTGATGACACAGGCCGACGTCGACTATTTGAAAAGGATCTATCCCAACTATGTCCCTACGATGCGAAGAGGTGAAAACCAAGCCGGAGCCGGGCGGGATCGCAATGCCGTGCGTATTGGCCGGACAGTAGGCCGTGCGGAGGGTGGCACTGCCGATCTGGTGCCGCTGCATGAAGCCTTAGGCCGCCAAACCATGAAGGTGGTTCGAGAGGGCAGCAAGAACCGGTTCGGTCAACGGCTGCTGGATGACTTTATACGCGTAGGGGAAAACTCCCCGGCGGCCCGCTATGTGCAGGAGGCCAACGAGTATGAGCACGAATTCACGCCGGACACGCTGGATGACATGAGCCGGGAGCAGCTGACGAAGGATAAGACGCTGACGGTATTCAAGGACGGCAAGCTGTGGGAGCTGACGGTGGACGACACCATGTTCGATGCACTGAAAGCCCTGTCACCAGACGCAGCGGAGAGCAACGCCGTGACGCGGGCTGTGCGGACGGCCAACAATCTGTTTAAGGCTCTGGTGACAGGCTACAACCCCACCTTCACCATTCGCAACACGGTGCGTGATCTTCAGACGGCTGGTCTATACACCCGCGACGGCGTGGCCTTTGCCCGGAATTATCCCAAGGCACTGGCAGAGATCAAGAACAACGGCGAATACTGGCAGATGTACAAGGCTCTGGGCGGCTCTTTCTCCTCGGTATTTGATTACAATACCGGTACGGTAAAAGAGCCGAAAGGCCGCACCGCCAAGCTGATGGCGAAGATCGAAGCTCTGAATATGGCAATGGAGCAGGCTCCTCGTCTGGCGGAGTTCATGGGCGTGGTAGAAAAAGGCGGCACCAGCACCGAAAATCTGGCGGACGCTCTGTATGCCGCCGCCGATGTGACTGTAAACTTCGGCCGGGCTGGTACGCTGGGAAAGGTGCTGAACGCCAACTATGTGCCATTCCTGAATCCCGGTATTCAGGGTTTCGACAAGATGATCCGGCGGGTAACAGAAACAAAGGGTGGAAAAGAGTGGGCAAAGCTTTTTGTCCGTGCCGCCGCTCTGGGCGTTGCGCCGGCGCTGCTGAACTCTCTCCTATATCACGATGACGAGGAATGGGACGAGCTGCGGGACAGCGACAAGGATACCAACTATATGTTCAAGCTGGGCAACGGCACGTGGCTGAAGATCCCTAAGGGTCGAGAGCTGTCGCTGTTGGGCATCACGGTTGACCGGATCGGCGATGCAATTCAGGGGAAAGACGTGGATCTGATCGCCACCATCAACACCATGGGCAATCAGGTGGCGCCGGCAAACCCGCTGACCAGCAACATTGCGTCGGCGTTGTTTGAAGCGCAGTTGTTTGACCCCTCCAGTCCCGGCCGCACGTGGTACGGCGGCGATATCGAAAATCAGCGCCTGCAAAGCTACGCGCCGGGCCAGCGGTACGACAGCAGCACGGACATTTTCTCCAAGGCCGTGGGCGATGCGCTGGGCATCTCGCCCAAGAAGCTGAACTATGTGCTGGATCAGTATTCCGGCGTGGTGGGCGACTTCCTGCTGCCGCTGCTGACGCCGCAGGCAGAGCGGGGCATGTTCTCAAAGGCCTTCACGGTGGATGTCGTGACCAGCAACCGGTTGAGCGGGGATTTCTATGATGAGGCAGACGCACTGACATACGCCAAGAATGACGGCGACGAAACCGCCGCCGTGGTGAGCCGATTCTGGAGCAAGCAGCAGTCCGCATGCAGCGACCTGTACAAGCAGATCCGTGAAGTGGAATCCTCCGACCTGTCCGACAGGGAGAAACGCCAGAAAACCAGAGAGTTGAAAGCACTGGTCAACGGCATTCAGAAGAACGCCATGGCGGTGGAGGAGACCTACCGCGCCGCTGTGGAAAAGAATCTTCAGAAAGGCATGGATTCCGATGACGCCTACCGGGCCGCCAACAAGGACTGCTTCGGCGCGGAGTATGCCTTACAGGTCTACAACAAGGACGTGTATGAGAAGGCGAAGAGCGCCAAGAGCAACGGCGTGAGCTATGATGACTACTACGCCTACTACTTCGGCACCAGAGGGTTTGAAAAGAGCGGAGATACCAGTGTGACCACGCAGAAATTTGACTGGCTGCAAAGCTCCGGGATAGATCTTACGTCACAAGCGGAAATCTATTTTGCCGACATGGCCAGCGACAAGGTGCTGGAAACCCAAGCTGAACTGGAAATGTCCAGCGGGATCACGGCGGTGCAGTTCTACCAGTACAAAGTAGCCAGCAGCGGCATGACCAAGAAAGCAGAGAAGATGCAAGCCATCAACAGCCTGAATCTGACATCCGCCCAAAAGGACGCCATCTATTATGCAGAGGGGTGGGCACAGAGCACCATCCGGGACGCACCGTGGCGCGGCGGGGATGGCGGAAACTACTCCCGCGAATCATCTTCGAGCAGCAGATATCTGTCCTATCTTGCAGAGAAAAACGGGTACACACTACAGGAGGCCGCACCCAGCGCACCGCGCTACAGCGGTTATTTGCAGTACCTGGCCGCAAGGGACGGGATTTCCCTAGACACCGAGGACACCGGCTCCGGATTGCAAAGCAAATACCTACGGGAATTTGCTTCCAGATGGGGCGGGTAAATAGCAAATGAGAGGCCGAATGGCCTCTCATTTGTTTTGTTCAATTAGATATTGCAGATAACTGCTTGTATTTCCGCCAAGAGAAAGTGCGGAACAATTTGGACATTGTGAGTATCCAAGGCTGATTGCCTTCTCTACGTTGTATATCCAAAAATAAGATAAGTCGCAATCGGCACAAGTGGGGTCTCTGTGATACAAATTACTGCCGCTGGATACAACGCAAGCACGAGACGCATAGAAAGAAACCGCGTCAATATAACTGTCAACACGCTCTGCCTGTTCATGCAGGGAACGGATGTCATCTACGTAATGGTCAATCATCTCCTGCTTTAAGTTCACTTGAGCTTGTACTTGGGTAATTTTATTATGCTGTTCTACGTTATAGAACACGGAGCAGGCCAGAGCAACAGCCAAGACAGCAACGGCGACGATAGTCCATTTCTGCTTCTTAACGGACACTTTGGGCGGATCGGTCATCGGGGGATGATATCCGCAGGAGCAGACCTCGCCAGTGGGCAGGAGACAGCCACAGGAAGGACAGGTATACCAAGTTTCAGTGATGGACAGTGGAGTGTCAGGCTGTGCGGGTGCGGTCTGCGACGCTGGCGCAGAGACATCCTCCGATTTTACCGGAGGTTGGGGCACGGTAGGTTGTGCCGAAGGGACTGCAACCATACCGCGCTTGCGGAGAATGACAAGGCCGATGAAATAGAAAATGGTGCCGAAGATCAGCATGGCAACAGCGAGACCTGACAAGGATATAGCGTTTCCGGTAATAAGCTGCAAGACTATGAAAATAATGGCATCATACAATACGCAGAAGATCCAATACTGAAGCTTTCGAATCAGTTTCTTCCGCTCGGAAGCGAGATACAGCGGCCCGGCACCGTAGAATACAAACGCAATAGCGAAAGCAAAAATAGCATCAATATCACCCAT